CGCGGCACGCTCGACGTCGCCGCGCTGGTGAGCGCCAGGGACCTCACCGTGACGCTCGAGTACACCAACGGAAAAGTGTTCGTGCTCCGCGAAGCCTGGTACGCGGGCGATGGTTCGCTCGGCACCGGAGAGTCCGAGATCCAGGTCCGCTGGGAGGGCGCGAACGCCGAGGAGATCAGCTGATGTCGGCGGCTCTCGCCGAGCTGACGCCCGAGCAGGCGGAACAGGCGCAGGAGATCGCGGACGAGATCACCGCGAAGCGCACGTGGCCGATCACGCTCAAGCTCTCCACGCCGGTCGAGTTCGGCAAGCAGGAGACCATCACCGAGCTCGTGTTCCGCGACGGTCGCGCAGGCGACCTCCGCAAGCTCGATCCGCCCCTGAAGGTCGGCGAGCACCCGTCGGAGGACCAGCTCCTCACGATCGCCGGCCGCATGTGCGGCCAGCCGAGCAAGGTGATCGATCTGCTGTCGGCCGAGGATGCCGGGGAGGCGATGTCGCTCGCCCTGGGTTTTTGGTTGCGGTCCCAGCCGGGTGGGAAAACGCTCTCGCGGTAATCGCGCGCGTTCTTCACTTCTCGGCCTCGGACCTGTGGGCGATGGACATGTGGGAGATCCGGTTTTGGCACGATCAGGCGATCTGGGTTCTCGAGGAGGAGCGCAAGAAGACGTAGACCGCCATGGCTGACGAGAAGAAGACGCAGCTCAGCATCGTCATCCGCGCCGTCGACAACGCGACCGCGAAGCTGAAGGCGATCAACGATCGGCTAGACGCCGCGACGAAGCCGGTGCGCGACTTCAGGAAGCAGCTCAGCGAGTTCGGCAAGAAGAGCGGGCTGAACGACATCGCTGACGGGTTCAAGGGCGTGGGCTCGGCCGTCACCGACCTGCTCGGCAAGGTCGCGCTGATCGGCGGCGTCGTGGGCGTCGCGGTCGCCGGGCTGTTCAAGCTGGTCGACGAGTTCGACGATCTCGGCGACAAGGCCGAGCGCTTCGGCGTGAGCGTGGACTTCCTAGCGGCGATGCGATACGCGGCCGAGAAGGCAGGCGCGCCGGTCGAGGCGCTCGACAGCGGGCTGCAGGCGCTGAATCAGAACCTCGGCCAGCTACGCGCGGGAACCGGCAGGATGAAAGCCTTCCTCGACAAGGTCAGCCCAGCGCTCGAGCGGCAGGTCAAGGCGGCGAAGAGCAACGAGGAGGCGTTCGATCTGCTCGCGAACGCGTTCGCCAAGGTGACCGATCCAGCCAAGCGCGCAGCGCTCGCACAGAAGGTGCTCGGCGACAGCGCGCTCGCGCCGCTGATGGCGAAGGGCGCCAAGGGAGTGCAGGAGCTGCGCGCGCGATTCGGCGAGCTCGCGCCCGGCATGGGCGACGCGGCGGAGGCGGCGGGCAAGACCGACGACGCATTGAAGGACTTGCACGCGGCGACGACCGGCGTGAAGGCAGCGATCGTCACCGGGCTCGCGCCGGCGCTCACCGTCATCGTCGGGCAGCTGACCGCGTGGTTCCAGGGCCACCGCGAGGACGTCAAGGAGTGGGCCGCTGCCGTCGGGAAGAAGCTGCCCGACGCGTTCAACGCGGTGGTCGGCGCGATCAGGGGCGCGATCGACTTCCTCACCCCGTTCTTCAATAGCGCGACGAAGATCAAGATCGCGCTCGTCGCGCTCGTCGCGGTCATGATGGGCCCGCTCCTGTCCGCGATCGTCAGCCTCGGCATCGCTCTCGCCACGAATCCGATCGGTCTCATCCTGACAGCGGTCGCCGCGCTCGCAGTCGCCTGGGTCCTGGTCATCACGCACTGGGACGAGGCGAAGGCCTACTTCGCGCGCTTCTGGAACTGGCTCGACGGCAAGATCGGAATCGTCAAGGACATCCTCGCGATCGGGCTCGCGCCGTTCATCTACGTCCCGGCGAAGATCATCCAGTATTGGACGCCGATCAAAGACTTCTTCGTCGGCATCTGGGATGCGGTCACTGGCGCGTTTCGCGCCGCGTGGGACTTCATCAAGGGCATCGTCGACAAAATCACCGGCGCGGTCGAGAAGGTCTCGGGCGCGGTCGACACGGTGAAGGCGAAGATCGGGCTGGGTCCCAAGCTTCTGCCCGGGCTCGTGAAGAAGGCAGGCGAGATCGCTGCGCCGCCGCTTGCGCAGGCACAGCTCGGTGGCACGAGCTCGACCGAGTCGAAGATCACCGTCGACTTCGCGAACGCACCGAAGGGCATGCGCGTGCGCGGTGACACGCAGAGCGCTGCCGACATCGAGCTGAACGTTGGTTACCAGATGAGCTTCGCGCCATGACGTGGCGCGAGGACGCCCGGCGCGTCACCATCACCGTCAACGGCCAGCGCAAGAGCCTGATCGGCGGCTCGTTCCGTGGCGTTCCGTTCTTCGTGGAGGCGGTCGAGGATTCGTTCGGACGGCGCACGGTCACGCACGAGTTTCCGTTCCGCGATGACCCGTTCGAGGAGGATCTCGGGCGCCGCGCGCGCACCTTCCGCTTCGATGCCTACGTGCTAGGCGACGACTACCTCGACCAGCGCGATGCGCTCCTCACCGCGTGCGAGGACGTCGAAGGGCCTGGCGAGTTCGTTCACCCGTATCGCGGCGTGTTCCGTGGCATCTGCGCGACCGGCAGCGTGCGCACGACGCGCGCGGACGGCGGGATCGCGACGTTCGCGCTCGAGTTTCACGAGACGCCGACGCAGGCCCCAGTTCCGACCGAGATCGTGGACGACGCCGAGCAAGTCGACAGCGGAGCTGACACCGCGCTCGAGGCGGTGAAGACCGAGCTCATTGAGAAATACGACACCGACGGGCTGCCGGCATTCGCGCTCGCCTCGGCCGAAGACGCGTTCAAGGCGTCTGTCGCGTCGTTCACCGCCACGCTTGCCCCGATCGTCAGCGCCACGCAGGAGCTCGCAACGCTCACCGGGCAGGTAGCGCTCCTGACCGCGGAGGCCTCGTCGCTGGTGCGTACGCCGGCTGCGCTGTTCGACGCGTTCCAAGGCGCGATCGCTGGGCTCGTCGACACCGCGGCCGACGCGCCAGGCGCGTTGATGGGGGCGCTGTTCGATACGTATCTAACCGACCTGGGCGCGCCGGTTGTGGCGACGACGTCGACGCGCGCGCGCGAGCTCGCCAACCAGACCGCGCTCGTCGGCGCGCTGAAGCTGGTGATCGCCATCGAGGCCGCACGGCTTGCGCCTGTCGTGCCGTACGAGTCGACCGAGGCCGCGACCGCGGCGCGCGACACGGCGGCGGGCATGCTCGAGGAGCAGGCTGCGAGCGCAGGCGACACGGCGTATCCGGCGATCGTCGACCTGCGCTCGCAGGTGCTGCGCGCGGTGCCGGGCAGCAACACCTTCGCGCGCGTGGTGACCGTCACCCGCACGACCCCCATCCCGTCGCTGCTGCTCGCCTACCAGCTCTACGGGTCGGTCGACAACGAGCTCGACCTGGTCGCGCGCAACGGAACGCGGCACCCGGGGTTCATGTCGGGCGAGCTGCAGGCGCTGAGCGATGGCTGACGACGTCACGCTCCAGGTGAACGGGAAGCGCTACGGCGGCTGGAAGTCGATCCGAATCACGCGCTCGATCGAGAGCATCGCTGGATCGTTCACGCTCGATGTCAGCGATCGGTGGGACGGCGCGAGCGACCCGTGGCCGATCGCCGAGGGCGACGTGTGCCGCGTGCTGATCGACGAGGTCGTCGTGATCGACGGGTACGTCGACAAGCGCAGCATATCGGGCGACGCGAGCGCGCGGACGCTGGGCTACTCGGGGCGCGATCGCGCGGGCGACCTCGTCGATTGCTCGGCGATCATCGAGGAGGGCACGGTCAGCAAGAGAAAGTGGACGTTCCACAACGTGGACGTTGCGCAGGTCGCGGCCGAGGTCTGTAGGCCACTCGGTATCCCAGTCTCGACACAGGCCGGACTCGGCGCGCTGCTGACGAAGAATGCCAAGATCGTGATGGCCCCGGGCGACACCGGCTTCGAAGTCATCAGCAAGATCGCCGCTGCCGCGGGTGTGCTCGTCGTCAGCGACGGCGCCGGCGGTATCGTCATCACGCGTGCGGGCACGGCGCGCTCGGCGTCGATCGTCGAGGGTCAGAACCTGAAGTCGGGCAGCGTCGACTTCGACAACTCCGACCGCTATGGGCGCTACCTGATCACGTCGCAAATCCCCGGCACCGATGAGGCCTCGGGCGAGGCCACACGCATCCTGGCCGAAGCGACCGACCCGGCGATCAACCCGCGTCGCGTCCTCATCATCCGCCCCGACAAGTCGTACAACGCCGACGATGCGAAGCGTCGCGCGGATTGGGAGGCGCGGGTCCGCGCCGCGCGCGCCGAGAAGGTGTCGGTCGTGGTGCAGGGCTGGCGTCAGCCGAATGGCCAGCTGTGGCCCGTCAACGTGCTCACGCGCGTGCGGGCTCCGCGGCTGCTCGGCATCGATGGTGACCTCCTGATCTCGCAGGTCGAGTTCACAATCGGGGAGGGCGGTCGCGCGACGCAGCTCAGCCTCGTGCGCCCCGACGCGTTCACCCCAGAGCCGACCGCGACCGTGCATGAATCGGGCGGCGCGTGGAAAGAGCTCGCGAAGGGCGGGCTCTGATGGCGGATTCGCTCCGGCACCACACGCGCCAGATCTCGACCTCGCTGCGGAACATGATCGCGCGCGCCGTGGTGCCGCTGGTCGACGATGGAAAGAACCTGCAGCTCGTCCAGCTGGACGGCTTCGAGGGCGGCCCCCTCGACGGCGCAGAGCACTTCCAGTCGTACGGCTTCTCGAGCGTGCCGCTCGCCGGCGCGGAGGCGGTCGCGATCTTTCCCAGCGGGGATCTTGGTCACCCGCTCGTGGTCGCCATCTCCGACCGCCGCCATCGCCCGGTCGGCGGACAGCCAGGGGAGGTCACGATCTACAACCACACCGGCGCGAAGGTGATCATCAAGGCAAGCGGGGACATCGAGGTGCAGCCTGCTCCGGGGCACGAGGTGCTGATTCGAGACGAGGGCGGCGTCGTCGATCGCGTGGTAAAGCGCAGCGAATTTCTCGCACACGGTCACGCAACCGCAGCTACGGGTCCGGTCAGCCCACCGACGTCTGTCGCGCCGCTTCCCGATACGGGTCAGTTCCCGGGCACGCAGCGTTTGCGCGTCCAGTAGCCGCGCTTGACGCGTCCTCGTCGACGTGATCCTGACGTTGGTGGGTGAGCACAACCGGTGCAATGTCAGACTTCTTGGAAGCGGCGCTCCTGCGTCATTGCTTCCGCAACACGGCCATGCCTTCGCCGCCGGCGACGCTCTACCTGGCGCTCTTCACCGGCGGCGTCCCGAACGACGCCGGAGGCGGCGCGACCGAATGCAGCGCAGGCAACTATGCGCGCCTGGCGCTGACGACCGGAACGAGCGGCACGGGCGCCGGCAGCGTGTTTAACGACCCAGGATCGACGGCTGGCATCGTCACGAACGCAGCGAACATCGACGAGCCGACCGATTCGGGCGCTGACTGGGGGACGATCACCGGCTGGGCGCTCTTCGATGCCGCGAGCAGCGGCAACATGTGGTTCCGCGGCGACGTGCCGAGCACCGCGATCTCTGTGGGCGACATCCTGCGCTTCATCGCGGCGCAGCTCTCGGTGACGGTGGGCTGATGGCGGACGCGACGACCACGATCAACGCGCCGACCGTGCCCGGCGGCGACAAGCTCGACGAGTCGCTCATCACCCAGAGCGACGGGGTGACCCAGGCGAAGCGACCGCGCGTGGCCATTGGCGACGACAAGGGGCGGCTCTACGACGCCTGCAACCCGATGCCGGTGCAGGACGTCGCCGCGCGCCGCGCCGCCGAGCTCGCGGCGATGGCCGACCGCATGCAGATGGCGACCAACCTAGCGACGCGCTCGAGGGAGCGCATCACGTGGGGCGACAGAGGCCGCGATCCATTCGGCCGAGGAGCGAGATGACATGCTGAGCGAAGGCATTGCAGAGAGTCTCCAGCAGGGCCTCGGGAACAAGGCTACGGTCACTGCGAGCTTCACCCGAGGCCACGGTTCGCTGAAAGTCGCGTGGGCCGAGGGCGAAGGCGACGTCGCATCAGCAGGCGGCATCCGCTTTCACCTCTGCACTTCAGGCGCGACCGGAATCGCCCCCGTGCAGTCGATTCCGACGACCGCCGCCCAGTGGCTGCTCTACAACCCGATCGGTTCGGGCGTGTCGATGTTCTTCGACGAGCTCGGATCGTGGCTGGTGTCCGGCACGGCAGGCGCTGGCGCTACCCTGCTCTATGCGCTCTGCAATAATCAGCAATTGCCCACGTCGCGTCCGGCCACTTCGGTGGCGAACGTGATCCTCGAAAACGCGAACCCGAACAGCAAGCGCGGAAGCAGGCTGATCGCGCAGACGAACCAGACGCTGCTCGGAAACTTGCTGTCGTGGAAGCCGCTCGCCTGGATGAACCCGGCGGGCACGCTGGTCGGCCAGACCCAGATGATCAATCAGGACGTCCGCGGGAAGATCATGCTGACGCCCGATTCCGGCATCGCGCTCGCGGTGATCTCGCCGACCGGCACCTCGCCGCTGTTCGCTCCGACCGGCATCCACCGCGAGTACGACTTCCCGGGCGAGTAGCCTCATGCCGCTGATCCAGTGGCTGGAGAATCTGTCGGCGCCCCTCCATGAGGTCGCGGCGGATTCGCAGGCCGAGGCGGTCACGGCGGCGGCGGTCGCGCGGATCCGCGCCGTGACCTCGTTCTCCGTCGCGGACACGGTCACCACGGCAGCGCTCGTTGCGCGCGTGCGTACGGTCGCGGCGACCAGCTCGGCGGACGCGGCGACGAGCTCCGTCGTGCAGCGCATTCGAACGGTCGCCGCATCATCGGTTGCTGACGCGGTCACCTCGGCGGTCACGGGGCGCGTTCTCGGGCGCGGCGCGAGCTCAGCTGCGGACGCCACGACGTCGGTCCACGTCCAGGGGATCCGACCCGGCACCGGTCGGCCTGGCGCGCGCGGCTCGGTGATCCCGGTGGTCGGGATCGATGTCTCGATCACGGTGCTCGGTTCGGTCATGGTCTCGGTGGCGCCGGCGGTCTTGCTCGAGTGCTCGGTGGCAAGCCTTGTGCTGTCGTCGGTGCTCGATGCGGTCGCGAATGCGGAGGCGGCGTAGATGCCCGTCGTCGGGACGCGCGTTCTGATCAACGCGTCGTTCACGAACGCCGCGGGCGCGCTGTTCGATCCAGCGGCGCTTTCGTTCCAGATCCTGAAGGTCGCCGCCAATGGCGTGACCACGTACCAGACCTATGCCTATCCAGCGGATCCGCAGATCGTGCGCACGTCCGTCGGCAAGTTCTATGTCGCGCTGTTGCTGGGCGAGGTCGGAACGTGGCGCTACCGGTGGCAGTCGACGGCACTAAACGAGGAGTCGGTGATCGAGGGAACGGTCTCGGCGACGGCGCAGGCGTTCTGACGCATCACCTGCGCCGCTTGACGCCTCGTTGACCGCGTGATCCGTGCTGGGTCGTGCCGTTCGCGCGCCCGTCGCTCTCGGAGTTGGTCTCTCGCGTCAGCGGGGACATGCGCGGACGCCTCGAGATCGCGGGCACGCTTCTCCGCCGCGCGATGGCGGACGTGCTCAGCAAGGTGTGGGCCGGCGCGGTCCACGAGCTCTACGGATACCTGAACTGGCTGGAGTCGCAGCTGTTTGGCGACACCGCCGAACGCGAGCAGCTCCTCCGCATGGCGTCGCTGTACGGCATCTCCCCGACCGCAGCGACCTTCGCGACCGGCAGCGCCACCGCGACCGGCACGAACGGGACGAACATCCCAGCCGAGACGATCCTCAAGCTCGATGCCGCGACGCGCTACCGCGTCACGACCGGGCAGACGATCTCGTCGGGCACGGCTACGCTGCCGCTGCAGGCCGTGCTCGCAGGCGATGACGCGAACGTCGCAGCCGGCACCGCGCTCACGTTCGAGACGCCCATCGCCGGCGTCAACTCAGTCGCGGCTGTCGTCGCAGACATCACGAACGGCGTCGATGAGGAGGGCACGGAGGAGCTCCGGGATCGCTACATCCTTCGCTTGCAGGAGCCACCCGAGGGCGGCGCGGATCAGGACTACGAGGCCTGGGCGCTCGCGGTCGCGGGCGTGACGCGCGCGTGGGTGTATCCGAACGAGCTCGGGCTCGGCACGGTCGTCGTCCGTTTCGTGCGCGACAACGATGTGACGATCTTTCCCGACTCGGGCGAGGTCGCTGCGGTGCAGGCGGCACTCGTCGCCGAGCGTCCGATCACAGCCGAGGTGACGGCGCTCGCGCCGACCCAGCTCTCGCAGGCCTTCACGATCCATCTCGTGCCCGACAACGCGGACACACGCGCGGCCGTCACCGCGGAGCTCGGCGACCTCATGACCCGCGTGGCTGAGCCCGGCGATGGCGTGGCGCGCGGCAAGGTCCTGCTGTCGCAGATC